AATGATCAGAAACTTGCACTAAGGCGTAAGAAAGCAGCAGATGCTTACAAACTTTTTGATGGTCTTAGTGGAGCATTTAGTAAAGATAGAACATTAGGGGAAAAGGCTGATGCTGTTTACGATTATGCAAGAGCAGCTATTGTTGACCCTGTTAATATTGTATCTCTAGGTGTTGGTAAAATATTTGGTATTGCAGGATCTAAAGCTGCTGTAGCAGGAGCTAAACATTTAGCCTTTAGAGTTGGAAGACAAGCAGGATATCAAGCCCTAAAGAAAACTGGATCTAAAAAAGTTGCACAACAAATTCAAAGAGAAACAACACAAAGAGCTTTTAAAGAAGCTTTAAATAAATCTAAAACAAAAGCTATAATAGATGGAGCAGACAAGAAAGCTATTTATGGTAGCCTTGGATTTGATATGGCTGCTGCAGGTGGCTTAGACTTAGTTCAACAAAAAGCAGAGATAACATCAGGTTTTAAAGAAGACTTAGATTTCTTTCAAGCAGGTGTTTCAACGGCTACTGGTGCTCTTGGTGGTGGTATTCAACTTGGTTTAATAACACTTAAAAATAAACAACAAATACCTCTTGCTTCAATAGAGCTTCAAAAGTCTAGAGAAATAATGAAAACTTTAGATGATTCTATTGATCCATTAGATGATAAGACAAGAAGAGAAATACTTTCTAGTGATAACGTAGCAAACGCTTTAGAGGGTTTAAGGACAAGGACAACGAGTTGGGCAGAGAAAGTAAAGAAAGGTAAAGAGTTAGCTAAGAAGTCAGACAATCCTAAGACTTCTATAGACTATGATACTGAGTTTGCTTACATGTTTTTTGTTGGTAGTAAAGAAAATAACTGGGATGGTCTTATAAACATACTAGCAAAGGAAGGTTATAGACAACCTCGAACTATGAACTTCACAGACTTTATGGGTGAGGCTATATCTGACTTATCAAAAGATAATAAAAAGATTTTGAATGAAGCTTATGAAGCACTTAGAAATTCCTCTGATCAACTAGAAGGATTTGGTCTTGAAGAATTTATAAATATAGATGCGGCAAAAACTAGAAAAGCAGCACAGATATTAAATGCCAAGTCTCTAGCTAAACAAAAGTTTCAAAAACTTGGACTTGATTACAGTGATGTAAACGCTGAAGATGCTGCAAAGATTTTATCTGAGCCTATAGAAGAAGAAACACGAAAGGGTATTCTTGCACCTTTTAAACCTCTTCAAAGCAATCTTATTAGATCTCTTGTTACTCACCCAGGAACTACAGCATTAAACGCTATAGGTTGGAAAGCAGCTACAGTAAATCAAAGTGTTTCAGATATGATACGTGCAGGTTTATATGGTGGAAATGCGGTGTTAAAACAACTTACAGGTGACAGTGTAAACGCAGTTAAGTATAAAAACTTAGCTGTTCAGATGATGGATCTTCAAAGACAAAAAGTTAAAAACATGGTTGATCCTTATGGAACTTATGAGTCTGTAATGGATTACCTAGCTGTAAGACCTGACGCACAAAAAGAATTGTTTAGATACATCAACGGTGGTGTAGAAGTTAAGGGTATACTTGACGAGTTTGAAATGAACCCTGACATGAAACCTGAGAAGGGTAACTTTCAAAAGTTTAATGAGTTCTTTGAAAAAATATACGGTGTTAAAGCACAGGACTTCTTAACTAAAACTCAAGAGTTTGTTTACGCATTAGATAAACAAATGAGAATAAAGTACGGTAAAAGTTACATGGAGTTTATGGATGACCCAGAATTAGTAACTTATCTATCTGAGCCAGGATCAAAAAGATTTAAAGAGTTTGCGGAGATTGAAGCTGTTGCAGTACAGGATGCTTTACGTAATACTTTTTCTAAAAAGTACGGAGGTCAAGATGGTATTATTCAAGGTGTAGCTAATCTAATAGAAGAGGTAAGAAATGTTCCTGGTGTTGGTGCTCTTGCTCCTTTTGGACAGTTCTGGAATAACAGTGTAGCATTTATGTTAGATCACTCAGGTATTAGTTTACTTAACAAGTATACTATTAAAGCAGGTGGTAAGGCTGCAGTAGAAAGAGATCCTTTAGATCTATTTACTAAGTCTGCTGTTGGTTGGAGTGCTGTAGGTCTTGGTACATATTCTCAAATGGATAATTTAGAGGAGGGTCTTGCCTGGTACGAAGACAGGGATGAAACAGGATCAGTAAGAAGTTACCTATATGATTACCCAAGAAATGTTCCCATGCTTGTGGGTAGAATGGGTGCTCATTTAGTAAGGGACGGAGTAATACCTGTAGACTTAATAACAGCGTTTGGAGATAACTTTGGTACTCGTGCTCTAACGAGAGAGCTTGGAGATGCTTACGGTTTAGTGAGCAAAGGAATCTTTCTTGCATCAGAAGCAAAGGACGAAGAATATTTATTTGCTGCGCAGACAGTTTTAGGAGATATGGTATCTCAGTATGCTTCAGGATTTACAAGAAGGTTTGAACCAATAAATCAAGCTGTAGGTATGGCAAGAGGTGAAGACTACACAGTAGTTGACAGGAAGCAAGGTAGTGAGACTCTAAATAATTCTTTAAGGTATGTAGACCAAATCTATACTGTTTTGTCTGGTGAAGAGTTAGCGGAAGAAAAAGAGAAAGCTTTATCTGCAGAAGATGTACCAGTTAATATCGGTAGAGTTGTAGGATATAGAGATGTTCTACCATCTACAACAATAGAAAAATTATATAACGATATTGGTAGATCTCAGTGGAAGACTGAGATAAAAAGTAAATCACCAGAGGCTGTTAATACTTTTAATAAGTATGTAAGACCAAGGTTAGAAATGTTAGCAGATGCATTAGTAGATTCAGGTCAATGGGATGGATCTAGTTTGCAAGAGAAAAAAGAAGCTTTAGATTACATTTTAAATAGATCTAAAAAAGATACGATGGATATACTAGAAAACAGTACTGACAAAGAAGATAAAAAGTTGAAACTAATTTTTGATGTAAAGAAAGCAGGAAGAAAAAAAGATCTTAACGAAGTTCTTGGATACTTTGATATAAGAGAAAAAGATATGTGGAAGTTAGATGTTCAACAACTAATGATAGTAGAGGACATTGTAAAAGAAATGCGAAAAGATAGAAAAAATATAGGAAAAGAGTTAGGTCTTGAATAAAAAGAAACCCCCAGTTAATTCCTGGGGGTTTTTAGTTTGTTATTTCTTTTTATTATTTTTGTAGTCGATCATCTTATTTGAGTAGGAGAAAGCTTCTTCAATTATCTGATCAGACTTAGTGTAATACTTACCAGAAGCAAGGAGTCCTGACAAGGCATGACCTGCAAAGAAATCGTTAGTCTCTACCTTTATCTGAGTAGTATCTTTGTTTGATACAAACTCTTGGGCTTCCTGCTCAAGGGTTTTTTTATTATCTTTACTAGTCATTTATGTTTTTCTTTTAAAGACTCTAACATCCTGGCAAGATACCACTGTGCTTTTTCCATATCTTCTACAGGATTAGTTTTATATCTGTAACGGTGTTGATACTTTATCATGTTACCATGACAGTAATCTATAAAGCCATCAAGACCAAGGACTTGTTTGATGTAGTCAATACATTCTATCCCACCGTCTGCATGATTGTAGTGGAAAGGTTTATCAACTGGATTAAATTTAGAACTCATTTCTTTCCTTCCTGCTAAGTCTATTATATCTGAAACACTATACCTGTTGCACTCTCCACAGTGACCATCATCATCAAGAAGAAAACCGCAGTCTTTGCATTTCATATTCTATCCTAGCTTATAGCAACAGAGTGTGTACTGTGTTCTACCACGTAGTCTAAAGGAAGTATAGTAATTAAATCACCTCTACCTGGTCTGGTCAGTAACCCAAACTCACCCTTGAAGTATTCAGTACATCTCTTCCTAAGATCATGTATAATATTAGATGGATCTAACAGATAGAAGAAGTCCTTTGCTCTTACTGCAACAAACCTATCTATACCGTTAGGTACTCCCCATCCCTTTGTAGGCTTCCAATCAGGAGGACGTTTAACTGTACGTAGTTCCCACCAGATTGTGTAGTCTACTGGTCCTTTCCTTTCAAATCGTTTAGCTGCTTTTACGTCAACCTTACCAAAGTCTTTATCTAAAACGTCCCAGTGTTCAAAGATATCTTCTTCTCTTGTAGCAGATCTAACAAAGTTATCTCCACGTAATTTTATAAACTCTTTTTCTGCTGCTGTACCCTCTCTAATAGAGGAAGCGTTTTTCTTTGGCATACTTTAAGCTCCTATGTCTACCACCTCACAGACATCACCAGTGCAAGCCATTGCCTGACTTGACGTAGTAGTGTCTTCTTTTTCATACTCGCTGAGTCTAGACCAGTCAATAGTTTTTGGCATAGTAACTAAAATATTTTTGTATTCTTCTTTGTCTATCTCCTGATACGGAGCTTGTTGATAAGTGTGTTCGTTATAGGGTAGAAAAGATACACCACTCATTTCATCGAAGTGTTCATATACAAATGTCCCAACCTCAAACCATTCATCTTTCTTGACGTTGATTGTCACACTAGGTTTGTGCTCTGACCAGTGCCTCTGATACATCAACCACATTTTAAGTTGGTCAACAGCAGACAAGTCAGATGTAACTACAGCCTTGTTAGGAGCCTTTACAGGAAAAGAGAACACAGTTGTTTGGTCTGGTTTAAATACATCAGGCTCACTAGGAATACCCTGATCCTTCATGAAGGTGGTAAGAGGATCTTTGTTATCTCCTCTAACGGTTCTAACGTAATAAGGTGAATGACGTGCATGGATTCCAGAGGCAGAGTCAACCAACTGTGAGACTGTACCTGATGGCTTGACACAAGTAATAGCTGCCGACTGTGGAATACCAAGACGATCAGCCCACTCAGCATTAGTAACAACAGCAACGTTACGTAAGTTCTCAAGGGTTTTATCCAGTCCTTTATTCTTTGTAGTCATAAGAGGGTTATCCATTATACCTGTAAGACTTACACCTAAGAGTCTTTCTTCTTCTGTGTTTGTTGTCCAGATTTTTCTGAGGTATGGGAACTTTGTGTACGTGCTTTGGATCGTCCCAAGTATTGTGGCGAGTTTGACTTTTCTAGCCAGGTCATCCACCGTATCTGTGGCTCGTACCACAACTTCCGTAAGATTGCAGAACTGATACGGTCTAAGAATAATCTCACTACAGGGATTAGTTCCGAAGTCAAAATCAGAATTACGTCTGCCATTCTTTGCAGCTTGTCTCTTAGATGCCTCACGATTAAATATACCACGTTCACCACTCCCTGATTCTACTAGTGCCATCCACTCACGCATGAAGGACAGACTATCTGGTTTCTCTGTGTATGCTACACTGTTGTTAGCCAAGGCACGTTGGGGTTCGTTATCCCACCAGTTACCAGACTTAGCATGACGCATACGATCATCTGATAGATTAGATAAAGATATCATAGCAGACCTACGTACTCCACCTACAACTACTATCTCTCCTATCTTACACATTAGATCGTGACACTCTATTGAGGATAGCTTACGTCCCTCTGCTTCTCTAAACATTTTAACTGCAAAGTTAAATAGATCTACGAGAGGAGCAGGACCAGAGGCTCTACCACCGAATGTTTTTAACCTTGCACCTGCAGGTCTTACCCTGCTTACATCCCATAGTGGAATCTCACCTGCCCATAGGAGTACTAGTAATTGTCTGAACGCTTTAGCCCACCCCTCCTTGCTGTCCTTTACCACAATGGTAGTATCACTCTCGAAGAGTTTAGGAATTTCGGGAAGCTTGCTAACGAACTGTCTCTCAACACTGAAGCCAACACCAGTCCCACAGAGCAAGATAAACATGGCCTCATCGAAGGACTTAGGATCGTCTACGGGTAAGTAACTACAGTTATATCCTGCAGTGTTATCTCTGTCTAAGGCTATACCTGCTGTCATCATAGCTCTCATGCTAGGCATGATCTCTAAGTTAAGTATAGCAAACATTATTTCATCTTTAGTATCTGAGTCTACTTTGTCACCTATAACATTCTCTATGTAACGATCTACTGTTTCAGGCCATGCTTCTCTGCCTTTACCATCAAAGTATTTAGCGTACCTTGATGTGTGAATAAATGCTTGGTAATCTGTTGGTAAGTAATTGTTCATCTGTTGTCTCCCGATCCTTGTAGTGTTCCTCTTTTTTCCCTATCATCTAACTTAGCTACATTTTTCTCCATTACAATAGCTAAGTTCTCACCAAAATGATTAGCTAGTGCAGTTACGTAAAATAAAACATCACCCAGTTCTTTAACTATTTCCTCAGAGGAAACTTTGTTTCTATCTCTTATCTTTTTCTTTATCTTCTCTGCTACTTCTCCTGCCTCTCCTACAAGACCAAGTGTGTTCTCTATAAGTCTGTCATCACCTGTTGTTACAATTTTCTTTTCAACCCAGTCTGTGTAGTCTGCAAGAACTGTGCTGTTCTCTGGTTTGTTTAAATCAAATTGATCAAAGTATCCCATGTCTTCTAAGTCTTTACCTGTAATCATCATTTTTCCTTTACATCTATCTCTATTATTTCAACATCATCAATATCGTACACTGCGTAAGATACGGCTTGTTCAAGTCCTATCTTTGCACCATCCTTATCTGCAGCTATAAAGTTAGCGTCAGAATCTAAGTCAAGCAGCATTGTTATTTCAAACAACACAGGAACCTCCAAGTTATAAGAATTAAATTAAACACGTCAAGATTATTCTTCAAGCCACTCATCAGGTATTACCTTTTGAGCATATTTAAATCCATGACGTTTACACCAGTCACCGTAGGAAGACTTAGCACCCTTATATAACTTGGCTCTGCTATTCTGAAACACAAACCTCAAGTCTAACTCAGGGTATTGTTTCTTTATCTCTACGTGCTTACGTCTGTCGTTAGATACAAAACGTCCTTTGGTTTCTATTACGATACCATTCTCTAAGATAAAGTCAGGTGTGTAGTGTCGAGTCCTAACATCTAACCACTCTATACGTTCTTTCTCGTAGGTAAACTTGATACCTTTTTTCTTTAAGTACTTAGCTGTGTCATCCTCAAAACCAGAACGATACCCTGCCTTTATAGCCCTGGATCTAGTACCCATAATTAATTACAGCCACTCAGGTTTTTGAATAACAGTGTAGTCACCCCAACCTGTACTGTAATCAGAATCCTTTTCTGCTTTTGCAATAATAGCTAAAGTTTTATGTAGTTGCTTCATACCCCAGTGCATAACTTCTGGACCCATCACATGTACGTGTGAAAGAAATGGTGCAGTCTTTTCACAGGCAATGAAAGAAAAATTATCTACTTCATAACCTGCTAGTTTACATGCGTAAACGTAGTGAGCACCCTGTAAAAGATAGCCATACTTCAGACACTCTTTTAAAAAACCTCTTGGACTAGCATCCTGTGTTGTCTTTACATCGTAGACTGTACCTTCTTTTTCTATCAGTAAGTCTGGACGAGTTTTCAAAGTTAATCCTGAGATAGGATCTTCTACAAAGATACTGATCTCGTTTAATCTATCAGGGTGATTTAAGTATGATGCACACACAGGATTGTTTAGAGCACCCCTGGTTATACAGTTGGCTACGTTAAACTCTACCTCAGTAAGTAAGATTTGATCTTCATCAAGGTTGGCTTGCATCTCTTTAAATGCTGCACTAGCTTTAGTCTTTGGTCCTTTGACTACTAGGTTACGTTCTTTCTCTAGTAGGTTAGCGTGTACTGCACTTCCCATTGCAAAGGCTGCGTTGTTAGAGTTACGCTTCTCACCCTTCCAGTGTGCCAGTGTCTTTTTATATACAGCCTTTACAGCACTTGAAGAAACACCACTGGTTGAGTGATACTCTTCATTAGACATATCTGTTATTATTTCTTTTTTATATTCCATGTCTCTCTCTATCTAAATACTCGCAACAAGCATGTATATGAATGGAAACGCTGCCACAAACATCAAAAATAAAACGTGTAATAATATTTTCATTACCATCTACCTTGTTATTATAAAACAGCCCCCACCTAAAAATGAACGAAAAAGATGGGGGCTTAGTCTTCTAGGGTAAAAAGGAACTAAAACCTAGAAGGGTATTGAGTCCTGTGGTTCTTTTTGGGAGGAAGACTTACCACTAGAACTCTTACTGTGATCTGTAAACATTTCAGAGGCTGACTGGGAGGAGCCACCCTCACTGTTATAAACCACATGATCAAGAACTTGAAGACCCATAAGACGTGTACCTACAAGACCTTTCTTTGTACGATACACCTCAACTTTAACAATACCTTTGCTTCCGTTACCGATAAAACCGTTATCGTCTAGACTCCAGGCTTTACCTGCAATGTCAGCTATGACAGGCTCACCGCCCATCCAGTCTTCAGTACCAGTGTGAGGGCGTGACACAGTGAGTCTATGCCCACCGTCTACTTCCTCTATTTTCTTTTGACATCCTGCTTTCTTCAAAGCATCTGCTGTTTTCTTGTCAGTGGTTACAGTAACTTTGTACTCACCGTTAGTATCAATATTCCATTCGGCTTGATCTCTGTTGGACTCAAATACTTTTGCCCATTCGATTGTACCTTTAATATCTATTTGTGTTGATGGCATACTGCCCTCCTTTTCTTTTACTGTTGTTACATCTAATATTTTTTACTGTAGTTGTCAATGGGTCTCAGCCCAGTTTTTTCCTATGTCGTATGATCCTGGAGTAGGTATCTTAAACCCTAACTCTTGACCAGTTTCTAACATGCAGTCTGCTTGTATCTTTCCTAGTGCTCTAGCTTCCTCCTCTGTTCCTGTTACCTCTACTTGGTATTCATCGTGGATGAAACCAACCATCTTAAACTTTATCCCTTCCTGTCTAGCTCTGTCGTGCCACTTGAGTAGACTGTGCTTCATCAAACAAGCCTCACCATTCTGTAGTATCCCTGCCAAGGTTTTGTGTGCGTTGGGTACTGGAACTCTACGTCCATCATACCCAGTGAAGTATCCCTGCTCTGCAATGTAAGGCACGAGTGTATTCTTCAAGTTGTACAAACCATCAATGCTCATCTCGAAACGAGTACGTGCCTCCTGTGCTTCCTTCATGTTTACTTTTAGTATCTGACCAGTCTTTGCTACACCTGCACCTAGTAACCAAGCATAAATAAAAGTCTTAGCCATATCCCTCGTACCATTGGGTACGTCTAAAGCTTTCTTGTTGACGTTGTGTATGTCTGTCTCGTCTTCTTTCTTTCCCTTCATGATGGCTTGTGCATACTGGTCAGCATCAAAGTGTCTCCAGAGATAGTCAGCTAACACACGTAGTTGAATACCGTCAGCATCTGTGCCAACTAACCAAGAGTCAGAAGGAACTGTCCAACAAGAACGTAAATGTACATCAAATTGTTTCTTTACTTCATCAACTGCTGACTTAGGTTGACCATGAAACGGAGATGATATGTTAGCAGTGTTAGGGTCTTTGTGAGCACAGCGTCCAGTCCATGCTCCAATGTTATTTATCCTACCATGAATCCTTAGATCGTCACCACACTGTCCTATCCACTCCACCAGTGAGCTTCTGCGTCCTTCTAGTGTGAGCCACTGGGCTAGAGCTTTCGCTCCTGTAGGTGCTGTCTCAGGGAGTGTGCTAAGATTTGCCTCTGATACAGTGAAACCGTACCTGTCTAAGTCTTTCTTCTTTTGATTGTAGAAATCCTTGTCCATAGAGACTACTGACTTACCGTATGGATCACCTATCTTCTTTCGAGAGAAGTTAATAGCAGTCTTTGTTTTATCTACTGGCTTCCACCCTGCACCCCAGAGAACATCTATCCTGTCCTTTGAAGACCCTGGATTAAACTCTATCCAGTCTAAACAAACTAAGTCATCATCCTCTACGTTTGTAATAGCGTACTTCTCTTTAGCCCTGATAACTGTAGCCATCTCACCGCCATCCTTCTTGAGTCGATACTTGATACGATTAACCTCAGTAAGTTTAGGTGGGAAGTCTACTTGGAACTGCTCCTCCAGGGTAATCATCTTTGTCTTGACTGAGTTAAGAAGAAACTCTGCCTTTGTTTTATCAAAGAAGAAACCGTAGTGTTGTGTACGAACTAACTCTATCTGTACATCGTGCTCAGTCCTTAAAGACTTACGCCAATCAGGACTCCAAACAATATCGTTGAAGTGATCATACAAAGATTCTGTAACCTCGATGTCTTGATACCAGTAGTCAACCATTTTGATACTGAACTTCTCGAACTCATGAAAGTCTCCTTTATGTTTGTTGAGTCGTATACCCCAAGCCTGTAGACTGTGAGGAAACTTAGCACCCTTGGGTGTTTCAATGTCGTAGTTTACTAACCTACTAATAAGTAAAGTATCTACAATCTTTCTTGGGTCTATCAGTCTGGGTTTAAGTAGTTTGTTTAACATGGGTGCATCAAACTGTACAAAGTTGTGACCGATAATTAAATCTGCTGACTCGTACCACTTGATAGCTTCACGCCTAGCAACCTCATCCTCGTGACAGTTATCAAACCTTACTGTCTCACCAGTAGTAATATCTTTACCACCACAGATCCAGAGTTTGTCACTGTTGTTAAGACCGTTTGTTTCTATGTCGCTGATGACAATCTTCATACGTTGAACACCACCTCTTCAAGGATAGTTGTCTCAGGATCGTAGAAGACTGACCCTGCTTTACCTAGCTTGGCAAAGGGTCTGTTCTTGTCAACAATAAAGTGTGTCGTGTTTCTCTCCACATCATCCTCTG